CCGCCAGACTTCATTTTAATCATCTTGCCTTCGGTTTTACCCTTAGACTCAATGCCGCCGCCCTTTGCCATCTTGGTCATGCCGCCTTTCTTAGCCGCAAACGCAGGAACTTTTTTACCGTCTTTCATAATCATTGGCATACCGCCCTTCTTGAGCGCAGCCATATCGGTTTTCTTGCCACCGTGCATCTGTTTGTCGTGCATACCAACGGCTTTCTTGACCATAGCTTTGTCTTGCTTCACGTCTTTCATAGCGCCACCTTCCTTAAATGTTTTGCCTTTATCGGCAGTGTTGAAGTCTTTACCTACAGATTGAGCTACACCGACTTTTTTGGCAAACGCAGGATTATGTGCGACTGCCGCCATAAAATTTGATTGTTTCTTTGATGTGCTGGGCATCAGCATTTCCACCGTTTAAGACTTGCCGCCTTGCGTGTTGGTCTGCCTTTCTCATCTTTCATCGGACCGGGCATCCCAGACATGCGGGCGCAAAATGATTTTTTACGAGGACCGCCTTCGGGCTGTGGAGCCTTTAGGTTTGATCCTGTAGCTGCGTTATATTTAGCTCTACCTTTGGCAGTTAAACCCGCCCCCTGTTTGACAGGCAGTTTCTCACCGCGACCGACAGCAAGAGAGGGGGTTTTCTTAGCCATAATAAATGTTTGCAGAAGTGATGTTGGTCATAATCATGTAAATGCCGTTCTGCACAAGAATGCCTTCGCCCGGAATTAGCGCAAAGTTACCAAACAAGTCACCTGCGCCTACATCATACGAACACAACCAAAGCGTTGAGTACGACATAGCCGTACTTGCTGCAATCGTGCCAGAATTAATGTCAGTCAAGGTAAAGGTGTTTGCGCCTGTCTTGGTAATTGTGTAATTACCGTTTGTTGCAGACGAACCAGAAGCAGTTGCAAAAGCAAAGCCACGCACATCACCAGTTGATAACCCATGAGCAGTGCTAGTTACCGTAACGGTTGTACCAGAACGAGCATAGGTTGCCGTTGTTACCGGCGCAGTTGTTGTATCAAACACATCAAGCGTACCTGCAGTGGCAGTGCCAACTACAGACAATGCCTTGAGCCGTGTACGACCTAACAACATAAATCCAGTGTTGTTTAGGTGTCCGGCTTTGACGTCAGTTTGCATACCCATAATAATCTCCCAAAGTTTAAACGGGGGCGAACCCCCTTAGAAGATTAAGCTGTACGTGAGAACGTATAAGCAGTTGCGCTTGCAAACATTAGCGTAAAGCGAGCAATACCTGTAGCGCCAGCAGCAATAGTCAGATCGCCAAAGCTTCCGGGGGTATCCGCAGCGGCTGAAGACAAGACACCATTTACAGCAACAACCATCGTTACAGTGCTTGCACCAGCGGTGTTGTCAACATAAAGGTCGAACACAGACCCGCGAACCGCACCAAGAGCCGCGCCAAGCAATGTGCCTGTAGGAAGCGTGATTGCCGTTGCTGCGGCGGAAGTGGAAGTGATGTAGCCGGTAGCAACTTCTGCTGCTGTAGCTGTAGCTGTGGCGTTAATAGCCGCTGTCGAAGCGTGAGTGATTGATCCAGAACCAGCGATGTTGCCAGTGACGTTGCCAGTCAAAGCGCCGATAAAACCGTTTGTAGACGTGACTGGACCGGAGAAGGTGGTTGATGCCATGATAGGCTCCTGTATATGCAGTACTTCGTTTCACTGTCTCTGCATCGTCCGCTGGGGCGGTCAGTGAAACTGGGGATTCCCAGATTTATTTAATATTAACCTATACAACAACAAATGCAAGCAAAAAAAAGGGAACCGAAGCTCCCTTTCTCTTGACCTACTTAGGCTCCGGGCGAACCGAAGATGCCAAGCGGATCAGACACACCGAACGAATAACGCTCGCGAGCCTTGTAGCGTGAGTTGCCAGTGTCAAAGTCCGCGTCCATACCTGTTTGCATAGGTGTACGAACGAAGTGCTTCAGACCGTTAGGAACGTCAGTCAACAAGAACCAAGCATTGGTGTCGGTCAGGTAGTTATTGATTGTGTAACCACCGGGGATCGAACCATTGTTTTCGAGTGCGTTGATGTCGTTGTCAGCCGTACCGGTACGCAGTTTGGTTTCGAGCAAACGAGTTGCAACGAACTGTAGTGCGGGGGGGATGACCAACTTGGTTGGCTTGGCTGCGATCAACAGACCACGCTCATCAGTCCATGCAGCGATCTGAATAACGGCGGCTTCCAAAGAAGTCTCGTTCAGGTCAGCAGCGACTGTTGGGCGATTACTGTTTACACCACCAGAAACCAATGGGTGTGAAGTCGAGCAAAGCACTACACCGTCACCGTAGGTATAACCAGCGGTAAATGCGTTGTTAAGGATGTTTGCAGCCTTAACTTGCTTGGTGTACGACATGCCGCGAGCCAATGCTTTGGTATAACGTGACGACAGTGAGTCGTACAAGTTATCTTCAATCGCTTCTTCAGTGATTGAGAAACCCATTGCAATAGTTTCGTGGTTGTAGCGTGCAGTCCAAGCTTCCTGTGCATTGTCGTAACGCAGTGCAGCGCCCTCGTCCTTGACGGGAGCAGCGTTAAAACCAGACAGCTTGGTCTCTTCTTCAAACGAACGCTCTGAAGATTCTGTTTCAAAAATCTCTTTGTGCTGTTCGCCGTACTTTTTATACTCAAGACCGAACAGGGCGTTTAAGCCCGGCAGAAGTTCTTTAAGTAGTTGTGCGCGTGAAATAGCCATGATTTAGCTCCTTATACGCCGGTTGCGTTGTTGTACTGGTGCATTCCGAAGTTGATCTTAACGATCACTTCTGGGAAATTATCAGCAGCGGTTGCGGTGTCTCGTACCACATCAATAATGCGAATAGGCAGAGTGTTGGTTGTGGCAGTCGAATCCAAAAGAGCTACTTTCGAGTCACCAGTGGTGGTCGAGCCAGCGTTTTGAACTAACGTTGCGTTGTTACCAATAGCCGAGATGCCGACCCCAGTAATAACGGTTGTGCCAGAAACAACGGCAACTTGGAACAACGTATCTGGATCATCTGCAACGACTGCAAAAATCTTCGTACCAGACTTGATGCTTGTGCTGGCAGGATAAAATTGCTGTTGCTGGATTTGACCAGTTGAGCTGTTTGTGAAACTTACGCCAAGGAACACACCACAAGGAGTAGCCGTAGTTGTACCGGTGTCCTTTTCGATTGTGCCATCGGAAATGCGTTTAACGAGGTCGCCGTAAAAAATGCTGGTAGCGTAGCCACTAGCAATTTCCATTTGACGAGTCGCGCCAGAAAATACCTGACCACCGATCAAGTTGATCGGCTTTAGCCCGTAAGGGGCGCTTACGATTGGATAAGCCATTTAAGACTCCTATGTTTGATTACCGGAACCGAAACTAACCCGTGATTTGCGCTCACTAAAAAGCGGCATAACCGGATTATTTTCTTTCATGAAGTTATGGTCTACGGCACGCATCTGATTATCATTCTTTTTCTGAATGGAAGCTTCGCGTGCTGCGATACGTTCTTTCGGTTGCTTGCATAGCATCAAACCACCAATCACGATATTGTCCTTAAACTGAGCGTTTTCGACGATCAGAATTTGGATTTCGGGGTGATCGACTGCTTTGCAGGGTTCCCATCCAGAACGAATTTGTGACGAAAAGTTCGTGGCATCAGCTTCGCCGCGTGTAGAGATACGCACCCAATGAAAGTCCCAACCTGCTTGCGGTTTAGGGCTAGGCAAGGTCTCTGGGTCAACCCAAGCTTGTGGGCGGACTTCGCTTTCGCGGGTTTGTAAGTCTTGTGGTAAACGATTTTGAGCCATGATTATTTCCTCATTCCTAAAGCAACCTGTTTGGCGTATTCTTCAAGCGGAACTCCAAGCCGTTTGGCAAGAGCTACCGAAGTGGGGGTCAGCACAATCTTCTTTGGCGCGGTGCTGCGCGTTGCGGGGGCGACTACATTTGATCTTTGCCGTGGTTTTTCAACCTCAACTTCTTCATCTGCATCGAACTCGTCTGGAAAAACTTGGCGCATGCGAGAATTGATTTTCTCGTAGTATTCGTCTGAGCGAGGATCTAAACCCTGTTTTACTAATTTCTGGTGCAGCCCTAGAGCAAAGCTCGTCATCTCGTCGTCTGAACCAAACCATGAATTGTTTTGTTGCCAATTCACAGCCTTTTCATCAACTTGAGGGGCGGTTTGTTGTCTTTGTACTTCAGTTTCTGGTGCTTGTACAGTAGGCAACTTAAAATTATTTATGCGATCTGCTTTGATCTTTGCGGCAGTCAAATCATCTTGCGCTGCAACAACGGCATCAGAGTCGCCCGATTCGTACGCTAACTTGTACTTGGCTTTGGCTTGTTCGACTTCACTTGCCGTAGCACGTTTGGCTTGCTCAAGAAGAACCTCTTGGTTTTTACCAACAGTACCCTTTAGGTTTTTGTTCTCTTCAAGGATTTGTTGGGCGTACCGAATAGCCTCTTCTTTCTCACGAAAAGCTGTCTCTTTTGCGCGACGTTCATCATGGTAGCCCTTGGTTAAATGGCTCATGCGTTTACGCACTTTTTCAGAGTAGCCCTCTAGTTCCTCGTCTGTGGGGTCTTCTGGTGGATCAGATGGTTTGCGACCACGATCCTTGGGCGGAGTGTCATCGACAATCTCGATTTCTACTTCCGGCTTTTTATCCTGTGGGACTTCGACCTCGACTTCTTTTTCAGAAGCGCGACCTTCGACCTCAACTTTAAAGTCTTGTTTGTCTAGGTCTTCAAACCCAAACTCGACTGGTTCCATTGCCATAATTTATCCTTTAGATAGCACGCGTAACACCACGCGGGTCGGCAACAACAGCTTCGATGCTGTCATCGTTGATTAAACGCAATTCTTGCCCGTTGACATTTAGCCGTGTGCCAGTGTGTGGACGAATAACAACATAATCCCCAATCTTGCACCAAGCGCCATGCGGGAAACGGCTTGTATCGCTATAGGCTTCTGCACCCATATCTAAGACAACCCCAACGGTAGTCATGATTCGCTCTTCGTTCAAAGTGCGTTCTGCTTTATGAATGCCAGAGTCAAACTCTTTTTCAATCGTGGGCAGTGCGATAAGTAAACGGTAGCCAACAGGTTTAGGTAGCTGCTGTTCCATCTCTTCTTCGGTTACTTCGACTTGTTCAGTCATTGTCATCATCCATATAGTTACGCGCTAGGTCGAGGATTTCACGCTGTGCGACACTTAGACCCTGAATCAGTCCGCACATATACTTGTAATGGGCAAAATCTTTACAAGCCCCATCAGCAAGTAATTCGGTAGCAGAGCTTTTATGCTCGTTTAACTTTTTAATCAGCGCGTCAAAGACGGTATTTGCCATGTTTATTCACCCTTTTTTGGAGCCATATAGGTCTTTAAAAAGTCCAATTTATGGCTATTTGCAGCCTGTTTTTGGCTGTTTTCTGCGTTTTTGTCCTGCAATGCAAGGCGATTTGCCTCGTTTTCAGCCGAAATATCCAGCTTTTGTTTATCTAATTCAAGTTTAGCCACGGCTAACTGCACATCTGCTTGGTCTTTTTGCGTTTTCCGGTCAATATCAGCCTTCTTGATCTGAACTTCAGCCTGCTGTAACTGGAATAGCGGGTCTTGCTGCTGTTGTTGAGCCTGTTGCTGCGCGGCTTCTTGCTGATGCACCTGAGTAAGCTGTTTGCCAGCGTCTGCAACGAGCCTTGCTAACTGAACTTCAATATCTTCTGGCAATTCTTCGTCTGGCGCGGGTAGGGTCACACCCAATTGCTCTTCAATCTGCTTGCGATACCTAAACGCCATGTGTTCTGCGATGTGCGCTTGCAAACTTGCCATCATTTGCTGTGCCATAGGGTTCTGCCCCATGCCTGCGGCGATCATCGGGTCTTGCATGAAGGACGTATGCGATGCAATATGCGCGTCTTGGTCTTGGTAGATGAACGCTTTGACCGGTTTGCCGATCAAAATTGCCATGTTTTCGGACACAGGGTCTTTGGGTTTCTGGTCGTCCGTGGTCGGAACTAACTTATCCGCGTTCTTTATGCCCATCACCTCAATCATCTGGCGGTGCAACTGTGGCAAGTCATAAATCTGCGGGGCTTGCTGCGCCATTTGCAACACGGCTTGGTACTGAACTACCCGTTGCGCCATTGTGCTGCTGTTGGGGTCGCTTACTGGGATGACTTCGACCAATGCGTAGTCAGATTTCTTAGCTTTTGGCTCGCCTTGGTCTGGCTCGTACTCATACTCATCAGGCGCGTAGTCTGCCATGATTGCTTTGAGTAACTTAAACTCTTGCTTCATCGCGTAGTGGACACGCGACTGTACTGCCGCCATAGGTTTGAGTGTGCGCTCAAGCAAAGCCAATGTTGTTCCGACAGGTGCGTTAGCACTCATGTCGGAGATGTTCATATCGCTAATTGCACCAAGCCTGCGACCCTCATCGGTGATCTTTTGCAAGAGAGTTAGCAGCGTTTGGCTTGGCTCCTTGTAAGGCATCATCATGATGTTGTCTTTGATCGCACCGCTTGGTACGTCTACATCACGAAACTCGCCCGGAGCAATGGGGGTATCGTCACCCTTTACCCGCAGACCGCGAGACTTAAGACCACCGGGAAGATTACTAAGAGTGCCAGCATCAACAAGCTGACGAATAATAGAAGTACCTGCACGGGCGTATCCTCCGATGATATGAATCAACCCCATGCCGTAAAAGCCAAAGCCGGGGACATACACGTAATGCACGAAGTGTTGACGCTTGAGTTTTAACTCATCTTCGGGGTTCCAGTTCCTGCGAATCGCAAGAACGGTAGAGGTACTCTTTTCAATCGTAATGACGTAAGGCTTGGCAAGATCATCCTCATCGTCTACGCCGGGAATGCAGTAGTCAATGTGAATTTCGCACAACGAATAACGTTCGTCGTCACTTAGGGTGTAACCGCCCTCTTCGGCTTTGCGCTTTTCAATGTCGGTGTGAAAGGTCTCTGGGTCGCCTAAGTCCACGTCACAGTAAAAACCACTGGCTTGAAGTTTCTTAACCTCGTTTTTGGTCTTACGCATGATGTGGGTCACGCGCTCTGCCGATTCAATATGCGATGCGCCATAAGGCACGATTACATCTTCGGCAGGGATGTAGATTGAAACCTGTCTATTTAGGCTTGGATCAAAGTACACCTTCTTAAATGCAGAACCCGCAAGCCCTAGTGAATACAACGCACGCTCATGCTCAGGGCGGTACTCGACCATCACGTCTGTAAGTTCATGGTTCATGTCGGCTTCGACACGTTTAGCAGCGTCTTCTTTCTCGCGTGTGATCTTGCCAATAATCTGTGTACGGACGGGTCCCGCCGCAGGGAAAGTCTCTGACATTGCTTCTGCTTGGAAACGGATTGCCGCTTCTGCAAGCACGGTTGAATACACCCCGCAGGCATCTTGCCAAGGCTCTGTGCGCTCTTCGTATTTAAAGCCAAGCACGTCTAAGCCTTTGACGTAAGTATCTGCCCAGTCTTTGCGGCTGTTCACATCACCATCAACTAACTCAAGCAGTTCAGATGCGAGCGACTGCAACTCACCGTCATCAATCGTCTCTGCAAGGTTGGCGGAAAACTCACCATCGTCATCTTCTTTGGCATCAGGGATCAAGGTAATTTCTACGCTGCCATCCGATAGCGTGACCATCTTGGGATCAACGATCTCAATCTCAAGGGCTTCTTCTTCTTGATCGTCCATCCCAAGGGGGGCGGCGTATAAACCTTTTTCCATGACTTATCCTTAAATTATTTGAGCGTAGCCCGATTTGTTTTTGGGTTGTACGCAAAGTCTTTAGCTTTACGGCTTGAAGCTTTATCCGCCCTATCTATTGCACGCTCTTTAGCGGTCATATTGTCGCGCTTCTTACCCGCCGCTGTCAGGGTCTTACCGTCAGCTTTTAAATCCCCACGTTTTTTTAAAAGTCCCACTGCCATATTAGTGCTACCAACCTGTGCGGTAAGGCGCTTGACCAACGTGTTCTTGCCCATAAACTTTTGCGTAGCCATAGAGCCTCAGTAGTACGCGCCTTTGCGCCTGAACGTGCGTGGTTCGTCAATATCATCTGTAGGCAAGCGAATAAATCCGCCATTACGAAATCGGGCTAACGCCATAGATACGCAGTCAACCATGTCGTCATGCTCCGATGCAGGAAATGCTGCAACCTGCTCAACAACGGCTTCCGCCCATTTATGCCCTTCGGGATACCACACCATGCCAGACCTAAATATATCTGATATTGCGTTAATACGCGCTATTTTATCGCCTGTTCCACGATGCGGGGTAAATTCTTGCACCGGTATGCCCAGCCGCCGCAGTTCTTGAAACAACGGTGTGCCGTTGGATTTCTTCTCAACGATGAACGAGTCAGGCTCCCACTCCTTATACTCGCGCATTGCCATCTCTTTAAGTTCGGGAAACTCCACCCGTATGTTGATAGCATTAAGCAGCATAATGTTAGCGCTGCTCTGGGTCAGGTTGTCGTCCGAGAATACGCCCCACGTGAGGAGCGCCGTAAAGTCGGCGCGGTTGTTGGTCTCAGCCGCAGCGTCTAGCGTCATGATGATGTACTCACA